GCCCAGCTTTGCTGGGCATTTGTTGCAAACTTTGTTTGGAATAGATCCAATGGTGTTGCCGGTGATAAATCAATTATTGAAAAACGATTGTGTTGATGCTAGATTAAAAGAATATTCGTTTTCTAATACTACTTCTCAAGGACCGTCTTGGGCAAAATTTCATGACTTACACGATCAAGATCGTGTAAGCGTTGACACATGGCTATCCACTGATTATCAAATTGCTGTTGAGGCTAGACACCCTGCCCATCTTGACAGTTTGGTCACACATCCAGATGTAGAATTCAAGATTTTTGTAGTCGAGTTGTCAATGAGTGACTTTGCATGTTTTTGGACTGGTAATGCAAGAGAACAATGGGATAATTTTCCAGTGATACAATCTAAGGACTTAGTGGCACTGGAAAATATAAAATCTCAGTACAAATACAGTGTTATCAATATTGATTGTTTTTTTGAGAAGAGTACCTGGCTTGATGAATACGTCAGAGTCTGCAACTTGATGGATGTTTCTCCGTATGTAGCAGAAGCCACAGTATTGTTTAATACCTGGTATGATCTTAGAGTAAGTCCACAAAAAGAACAGTTTGCCACGCTAGCCCCGGAACAACGACAAACATATGTCAGCAACAGAATCAACAACTATCAAATCAACCACTTGAAACTGCCGTCTAATGTGGCACACTGGCAACGCGCTTACAACGACGTCAAGGACCCAAGCTGGCCCGACTGTCTTACGCCAGAAGATTATTACAGACTGCCGTTGCAAATTCAACGTGAACTCACAGACGTTTTTAATATCCACCCGGATATATTCAATATATAAACAACCTATAGAAAGAAACTATCACAATGGATACTATCATCGTTGAGACCGGCAAGGTCTACACATTCAAATTGAACTCAGGCGAAGAACTAATTGCTAAAGTCAAGTCTGTTCCTTGTCAAGGCCTGGTTGAAATCGAAACACCAGTCAGCGTTGCCCCAGGACCACAAGGGCTTGGTCTTGTGCCCAGCATGTTTACCGCGGATGCTGACGAAACAGTGCGACTAAATATCAACAGCATCTCAATCTATGCATTGACTGATGACAGTGTCAAGATGAAATACATCGAAGCCACTACTGGTATTCAAGTACCGGAAAAGAAACTAATTTTAGGGTAATATGCCAGCAGTGCAACGCAAAGGTGATGTGGATTCAGGTGGTGGAACTATCACTGGAGGAAATGCATCTGTTCGAGTCAATAATTCTCCAGTGAGTGTTAACGGCACATCAGTTAGTCCTCATGCTCGCCGCAACAGTCATCGCCCCACTACAGCCGCAGGTGTAAGCAGTGTACGTGCAGGAGGCGTTCCTGTAAACGTTGCCGGCAACCCTGACACATGCGGCCACGCAAGAGTCGGTGGCAGTTCTAATGTAAGAGCAGGACAATGACCGGCATGCTGACTCCTTTACAGATCACTGCTAGCGCAGCATTGTTGAACAATCAAGGGCTAAAACCATTGCCTGCTGCATTGACAGCAGCATTGACAGCATTCAATACAACTGCGGTTGTATCTGCACATGCTATGGCCGTGGCGTTTTACATGAATCAAAGCTACAAAACCAACAGCACATTGACTGCGTTGTTGGCCATTGGTAATGCCACGTGTGCTGCACTAGGCAACAGTATTCCTGCCAGCGTTACAAATCTTGTTTACCCAACCATGCCACAAGGTTCGGTAATGGTGCAGGACTTGCCCATTGCCCCGTATGGCGTGTCAGGGTTGGTGCAACAAACTGGTCAAGCATATTTGGGCACAGGAAATGTCAATGTGTTTGCACAAGGCTTTATGGCAACGCAAGGCTTTGTGAGCACAACAAATGATTATATCAACAGTGCTGCCAATGCTACTACATATCTTGGCCCTAGCTTTACCAACATGGATGCACTAGTCACTGCTGAAGTTGCTGCTATCAATCCAGACATTCAGAGTTTTGGAGTAGACCTTGCAAAACAGGGTCAATTGGTCAACATGGCCAATCTAGATCTTTATGGAACCCCGGCTGGTCTGATACAGCAACTCAGTGCGGTAGCAGGAATCACCAACGGTACCATTCCTGTGCTGCAAAGTGCGTTGTTGGCAGCCGGACTTTCTGTTGCAGACATACGTGATTTGGTTACAAACAATCGCCGCAGCTTGCTTAATCAGACCGGACTAACTGCCAATCAATTTGACAAATTACAGCGCACAGCCTGGCTAGCTATGAACACTGTGGGCAATACTGATTTGTCACAGATTCTCAGCATACTAGATGTAACTACTCCGGGCATCGAAGTTTTGGCCGACTTGCTGGATCCTGTAAAAGTGTTCCCGCAAAGCTACAGGACTTTGCAAACCCCAAGTCCTGCAGGGCCAGTGCCTATTTTTGATTCAACTGGCAGCGTTGCTTCCTCTACTGCCGGATTGGTCAACAGCTATTTGCCTACACAATCTGGCTGCGATGAACTAGGCAAGATTATTCCACCAGCTGATGCTGTGGCCAACAAGGCTATTCAAGTGGCATTACAGCAAATTCCTGGCATTGCAGACTCTACATTGCCGGCGTTTGCTGAAACTGTAAGAAGTTTTACCAATCGTCCCTGGAACGTGGCTCAACCTTATCTTGTCAATGACGTGGTGGCGGCTGGAGATCTTGTACCGGAATTTTACCAAGCTCAACAAGATGTTCCTTCGGGCACAAACATTACTGATACGGATTACTGGACTCCAACCACGCTAGGCGGTATTAGTACCATGGCTGGATTGCCGTTGATTCAGGCTCTTACCGAGCCTGTGCCAGCGTCAGTTACTGATTTCTTTACCAACAGCATTGCAACTGGTACAGGGCCTGGCGGTACTATTACCACATGCGATGTATTGGGTACTGCCATTGATTATAACAATCTTGCTGAGGAATTTGTTGCTGCCACTGCAACCATCACAGTGTTGGACGGCCTTGGAGCATTGACTGCACTCAAAGCCACTTACACCAACATGTTGAGTGCTGCCAATGATGCTGCTATGTTGGCACTGATTGTCACGGCCAACAGCGACATTGCAACTGTGGTATCTGCTCAGCCAGCACTGACAACTGAACTAAACACTGTGTTTGGCGCCGTTGCTCAGTCACTCAGTAACGAAAAGGCGCTGCAAGTTAGAGCAGGTATTAACTATTTTGATATAGTTGCAGGGGATCAAGTTAGCACAATGGCATTTGTCCAAAACTTGCCTGGCTATGCGCACCTAACTGCCAGGTGCCAGGCTGCTGAGTTTCTAGAAACTGTAGCTGATACCTCCACAATAGGAGGTCAGGCAATTGTTGGGGCCATGAGAGAAGCTAGAAATCAATCTGTAATTGAACGCAGCAACATGTTCATGTTTAATACGGTGCCATCAACACCGCCGTTGGATCCCATACCGGTCATAACACCGGTACAATAATGTTTGACCAGCAACAGTCTGGTTAAATATTTTTTGCAGTATTGTTGACATCATGTGTTAACCGTGCTACAATAAACTCTTCACTACTAATATCACAAGGAGAATATATGAAGAAATTTGCTTTAGTTTTGGCCATGGTTTTGGCTGCAGGTGCCGCGCAGGCTCAAGTGTCTGTGTATGGCAAAGTGCGCCAGTACATGGACAATGACAAAGTTGGTACTGCTTCGGCAGTTACAGCACTAACCAACGATACAAGTCGTATTGGTTTCAAGGCTTCGGAACAATTGGCCAACGGGTTGACTGTTAGCGCAGTAATTGAAACAGGGGTAGGTGCAGATGCACCAGTAGCAAGTTCTTTTGGAGATCGCGAAAGCACCATTGGTTTGGCCGGCAACGGTTTTGCAGTTCGTGCAGGTCGTGCTACCCATGCCTATGACGCAACCATTGTTAACTTTGGCCCAATCAATGACTATGCTGCGGTAACAGGGACTGTCCACGTCAAGCCAACCAGTCGTGTTCAAAACGCGGTGTTTGGCTCTGCAAATGTGGGACCAGCAACTGTGCGTTATGATCGTGGCCTAGCCGAAGTTGCAGGCGGCACCGATGTGCAAGCAGGCAGCGCAATTGCCAAGTTTGGTTCAGTTGTTGTGGGTGCTGCTCGACACACAGGCTCCGGTAGTGATTACACTGCTGCTGGCGCTAGCTATGACGCAGGTTTTGCAACTGTGTACGGTTTGTGGACTGAGAAAAAGACGGCCGGCGCAGTAGACAACACAGGCAAGAGCTTGGGCGTTGCTGTTCCTGTTGCAGGAACCCCAGTCACAGTTAAAGGTTCTTATGGTACCAACACTGCTGACACCAAGGCCTACAACTTGGCAGCAACCTATGCGTTCAGCAAGAACACCATGGCTCATGCTGTGTTCCGCAAGGAAAATGCAGTGCTGTCAAGTGCTGATCGTCAACAGTTTGGCGTTGGCTTAGAATACAACTTCTAAACCCAAAGTACTACCTTAAAAAGTAGTACTTTTCGCTAACAAAACCCTGCCCAGTGCAGGGTTTTTCTTTTGGTTGACTCGAATTGCCCATTTTGCTATAATATACACATAGCAAAGCAAAACAAAACAGGAGTTGATTATGGATATGATAGAAGCAACCAAACTTATTCAAGAACAAGCAACTGCAAACGGCCGACCGTTTGCTGAAGAACTGATTTATATTTCCGAGACTCTGAAAGCACCATCTGACATTTACGATGCGTTCATTGTGTACCAAAATGTTGTAAACATTTATTTTAGTTATGGTGCTAGAAAAGCACGAATCGAGCAGTTTGCCCGCGATTTCAAGTGGTTGTCCCAGGATTTCAAAGATCAAATGTACAATGACACCTTCGTAGACGCCAAGACTTATTAATTGACTGAAATTGGTTTTGGTAGTATAATAACACATACAGCAACAAACAGGAGCCGAAGATGAAACAAGATCACACCGTGTACATTTATAAAGCAGACAAGCGCACCAAGTCTGGCGAACGAGCTGTGAGCACTACTGTTTGGCGCAACCGCGATGCAGCCGAAATGAAGCGCGAAGTCCGCGAACTGCAATACGAACTGTACCCTGCAAGCAAAGGCTTCCGAATTGAGTTTCATCCCACAATGACAACTGTCAAGAATTTGATGACTGGGCAAGATGTGCAGATTGACCGCGACACTCCGTGGTCCTGCAATCCTGCTTCGGAATCTTACTGGTCAGCGTAATACGCAAGTATTACTTTTAAGGAATCTCCTTCCCGGCCCTCAACCAGGACAGCGCAAAGCATAAGATCTAAGTCCGGGATTATGGTTGACACAAAATGTCCAAAATGCTATAATATACACATAGCAAAGCAAAACAGGAGCCCCGGATGCAACGAGAAATTGGTTTTATGGAAGGCTATCGCATGATGCGCCAGGCCCGTGCAGACTGGTTGAGTTCAGTGTTTATGGCTTTTGTTTGGTGTGTGCGTGGCGACAAAATCACAGTTCAGGAGTAAACGAAATGGTATCGATCAAAGACGTCAACAGTGCAATCATTGCAGGCAACTTCACAAACGAACAGCTATCCAGCATCATTGATGCTATCAAGTTTGCACGAAGCCAGCTGACTCAGCAAAACAAACGAGCCATGCGCCTGGGCTGTACCGTGCGATTCACATCCAGCAAAACTGGCCAAACCTTGCAAGGCACAGTGGACAAGATTGCTATCAAATACATCACAGTTCGCACCCCACAAGGCTTGTGGCGTGTTCCTGCCAACATGTTGGAGGTTGCATAATGGGTCTGGACATGAGGGTATATGTTGGCACCGCAGGACAATATGATGCATATTGGGCACAGCACGGCTACGAAGATGTAGCCGAAGATCAAAAAGTCAGCAAGCCGCGTGATCTTGCTCGCTGGCGCAAACATCCAAACCTACATGGTTGGATGCAACGACTGTGGGAAAGCCAAGGCAACGAAGGCGACTTCAATGGTGACGAGCTTGAGCTGACCTGGGCAGACCTTGATGCACTTGAGCAATCGGTCACGCATGGACAATTACCTGACACAAGTGGGTTCTTTTTTGGCAAGAACAGCGACGAGCACTATCGCGAACAGGATCTTGAGTTTGTTAAGAATGCTCGCACAGAGTTGTTCATGGGTTTAAAAGTGTTTTATAATTCCAGCTGGTGAAAGATTAAATATATGAATGCAACCAACTTTACCGACAATCGGTTCAACTCAGTAATGGCAGCAGGTTGGATTCGAGACCTGGAAAGCTCTGACAGTAGATTACACAAAGAAAGTGTAATTGAAAAGTCTCTGATGGCTGCAAAATTAGGCAGTGTTGACGCACAGATTTTCTTGTTCAACTGCTACCAGGCTTACAATCCTTTCTACACATTCAATGTCAAGCAAGTGCCAGAGACGGTGGGGTCGACAGGCCGAACCAATCCGTGGCCTCGCTTCTGGGCCCTGCTAGAAAACCTGCGCACTCGTGGCATTAGTGGACATGCTGCTCGTGATGCTATTCAAGCCTGTGCTGAACAGTTCGACAGTGACGAATGGAATTTGCTGGCGCGTCGTGTGCTGATCAAGGATTTGCGTTGCGGTATCAGTGAAAAGACCATCAACAAGGTTGTAGGCAAGACAGAGTGGAAGATCCCTGTGTTCACATGCCAGCTGGCACAAGACAGTTCGGATCAACAACAAAAGCTCAAAGGTACCAAGCGACTGGAAGTCAAGCTGGACGGTGTGCGTGTGCTAGCTGTGGTCAACGGTCGTGCTGTGACCTTGTTTAGCCGCAACGGCAAAGAGTTTGCAAACTTTCCGCAGGTGGCTGATGCTATTGCTGCCAACTTGAAGCCATTCCAATACGGACGAGGCACAGGCGGCCGCTTTGTGCTAGACGGTGAGATTGTGGG